TGAGAAGGAGAAATAAAATGCCTTTCCAAGTATCACCAGGCGTTAACGTAAGCGAAATCGACCTGACTACGGTGGTACCTGCAGTCAGCACTGTTGAAGGTGCTTTTGCAGGTCAATTCCGTTGGGGACCCGTTGAGCAAAGAGTGCTTGTGGATAGTGAAGACAGACTTGTCAACATCTTTCACAAACCTACTAGCGACAACGCAGAAGATTTCTTTACAGCCGCAAACTTTCTGGCATATGGCAATCAATTGTATACAGTTCGTGTTGTTAACACTTCTGATGCAAAAACAGCAATCACAGCGACAGCTAACACACAACAGACTCTTGTAAAAAATAGTGACGATTACGAAGAAAATTATGGTAGTGGAATTACAGGTGTTGGTGAACTGATCGCAAAATATCCAGGCGAGCTAGGTAACTCATTGAAGTTTTCAATGTGTCAATCACCAGCGGCATGGGAATCTACAATTTCATCAGTATCTGATTCTTATAGTATCACAACTCAAACGCCAACTTTAGTTTTTAATGGCGACGGTGAAGGAACATCAAACAGTGAGACTAAGTTTGTTGTAGGAGATATTCTCTTAATTGGTCCAGATAAAGAGCAAATGCAAATTAAGTCTCTGTCTGGTAACACAGTAACATTTACTGGAGACTACAGCGGTAACACTGTAACACGCTCTACAGCGAGTATCACTCGTAGATGGGAATACTTCAATAATTTTGATCAAGCTCCAGGAACTAGCGCATATGCAAACAATGCTGGCGCACAAGCCGACGAACTTCACGTTGTAGTAGCAGATGAAGATGGTAAGATCACAGGCGTTAAGGGTCAAGTACTAGAAGTATTTGCAAATCTGTCAAAAGCATCTGACGCTAAAGACGAACAAGGCGCAGGAACTTATTATAAAGAAGTTCTCAATCAGCAGTCCGGTTATGTTTGGTGGGCAAGTCATGACTCAGATATGACTAATGCGGGATCAGCCGCGGGCTCCGTAGGCGGATTTGGTGGCGATGCTTTGCCAGTAACTAAGAGTTTTGTTTACGGCAACGATGGAACTAACATCACAGGCGCACAAAAGATTACAGGATATAATCTGTTTAAATCTGCAGAAGATGTTTCAGTATCACTGATTCTTGGTGGTAACGCAGGACAGACTCTTGCAACACACATCATTCAATCTATCGCAGAGAGCAGAAAAGATTGTATTGCAATCATTTCACCAGAACGTGCAGATGTTGTAAATAACAATGCATATGAAGGTAAAGAGCGAGATGACATTATTGCATATCGTGATTTGTTGCCATCATCATCTTACGGTGTAATGGATTCTGGATGGAAGTATCAGTACGATAAGTACAATGATGTATATCGTTACATTCCTCTGAACGCAGATACTGCAGGTCTTATGGTGCAAACCGACTTGACTCGTGATCCATGGTATTCACCAGCCGGATTTAACAGAGGCAACGTCAAGAATGTTATTAAGTTGGCTTACAATCCTCCTAAGGCTGATAGAGATCAACTTTACAAAAAGGGCGTCAACCCAGTTACAACATTCCCAGGGCAAGGCACAGTGCTGTTCGGTGATAAGACAATGTTGACTAAGCCTTCAGCGTTTGATCGTATCAACGTTCGTAGATTGTTTATTGTACTTGAAAGAGCAATTTCGACAGCGGCTAAGTTTACTCTCTTTGAATTCAACGATGAGTTTACACGTTCACAGTTTAAGAATTTGGTAGAACCGTTCTTGCGTGACGTGCAAGGTAGACGTGGTATTACTGACTTTGTAGTAGTTTGTGACGGCACAAACAACACAGGTGAAGTGATTGACCGCAATGAGTTCGTGGGTGATATCTACATTAAACCTGCTCGTTCTATCAACTTTATCCAACTTAACTTTGTCGCAGTAAGAACCGGAGTAGAATTCTCCGAAGTTGTTGGACGTGCGGGATAAATAGATATAAAACAGGAGAACGAAAATGGCGTTTAACGTAAATGAATTTGCAGGAGCTCTCAAGGGTGGCGGTGCTAGACCGTCACTCTTCCAAGTGCAAATTACAAACCCAGTGAACGGTGTCGCTGATATTCAAGTGCCGTTCATGTGTAGAGCAACAGAGATTCCCGCATCAACATTAAGTACTATTGAACAGGGATATTTTGGTCGTAAAATCAAGATTGCAGGATCTAGAACATTTGCTGATTGGACAACAACAATCATCAACGACGAAGATTTTGCAATTAGAAACGCAATTGAGCAGTGGTCAAATGCTATCAATACTCATCAAGG